GTACCTCAATTTTCAGCAGTAATGGAATGTGCTGATGCTGCTAATGGAGTTGGAGGTCATATAATGGCTGATGGAGGTTGTACAGAACCAGGAGATATAGCAAAAGCATTTGGTGGGGGTGCTCACTTTGTAATGTTAGGAGGAATGTTAGCAGGACATAATGAATCCGAAGTTGCAGTTATAGATGGTAAGAGAGAATTTTATGGTATGAGTTCCGATAGAGCAAGAGAGATACATGGTAAAAGAAAAGATGGTTATAGGGGTAATGAAGGACGAGCAGTTGTATTACCTGATAGAGGACTTGTAAAAGAAACTTTAGAAGATATATTAGGAGGCGTAAGATCCAGTTGTACATATATAGGTGCCAGAAGATTAAAAGATGTTCCTAAATGTGCAAGTTTTGTGAGAGCAAATAGTGTAATTAATAAAGCGTATGAAAGATATGACATCTAAAAAAAATATGTCCAGTAATAGAACACCAAGAAGAATAGACCGTAATCCTGCTACTGAACATTTAACAAGCCAAATACAAGAAGAGGATTGCGACAGTTGTACAATTTAAATGGTAAAATTTGGAGAACACATTACTCTTGATTTTTTAGGTGTAACGAAAGTTTACACACCAGATTTTTTCAAGGATATTGTTAATAAAATTGCAAAAGCAACAAATGTTGAGATACTTAATATATCCCAGCATGTATTTAAATCTCAAGGGTTTACTTTAATTGCCCTTTTGGCAGAAAGTCATATGAGTTTTCATACCTTTCCAGAAAAAGGCATAATAAGTTTTGATTTTTATACCTGTGGAACTACTCCACCTACGGCAGCTTTAGATATATTAAAAAAAGAAATTGGACATGAAAGAATAGTGACTAGAAAATTTGATAGAAGTACCATAGGGTATAAAGAAGATATAGGTAACACACCAGGCCAAAAGAATTATTATGTTGTCAATAATGTTCTTGAGGATTTTGTTTCTAAAGAAAACCAACACATAGAAATATTAGATTTAGCAGAATATGGTAAATCACTTTTTATAGATAATGAAATACAAGTGTCAGAAAGTGATGAACACCTTTATAGTACCACAATGGTTGAAGCTTCTTCAAGACTTCATTCCGTTAACTCCAACATAGCGGTAATAGGCGGAGGTGATGGTGGACTAGTAAGAGAGTGTTTAGAACGAGGATATGGACATATTGATTGGTATGAATTGGATCCAGAGGTGGTTGGTGTATGCGAAAAACATCTATCTAAAATTGGAACCAAAGATACTAAATCTGTTAATCGTATTTGGGGTGACGCATTTGAAAGTATTAAAAAAATTAAAGATAGAAAATATGATAAGATTTTTGTTGATTTAAATGATAATGATGAATGTATAAATCATGCAATAAGAAATATGAAGAATTTAAAAAGAATTTTGAAACAAAACGGCGTTATTACAACACAAGTTGGAAGTCAAGATAGGGCACCAAAGCAAGTGGATAAATGGCTTGATGTATTTTATAAACATTTTGAAAATGTAGGAAATGTAGCAAGATTTATTCCAAGTTTTGATTGTTCTTGGAATTTTGTAACAGTTAAGGGAATAAAACATGAGTAAAACAATGATACCGTATGTTGTACGGAAAAGAGAGATTTAAATGGCAATATTTTCAGCTGGTTTAAAATGCACAAATTCAGAATGTAAAAATGATGGAAGAGAAGATGTTGAAAGGTGGGAGCTAAAAGATTATTTAGGATATTCCTGTGGCACAGTTTGTGATGATTGTTATGAAAAACAAATGATGAGATATGAGTCAATTAGAAACCATTCTGTTTTAAGTAAAGATAAATGAAACAATATTAGAAGAGGCAATTAAATGAAAGTATTTAACACAAAAGAAGTCGATTGGCTTAAACAACCCATGTTTTTTGGTGCAGAACCAAATGTCCAACGATTTGACCAACAGAAATATCCCATATTTGAGAAGTTAACTCAACAACAATTGGGATTCTTTTGGCGTCCAGAAGAAGTATCATTACAGAAAGATAGAAATGATTATCACTTATTATCAGAAGAACAGAAACATATCTTTACTGCTAATCTAAAGTATCAGACATTATTAGATAGTGTTCAAGGTCGTGGTCCTTGTCTAGCACTTTTACCACATTGTAGTTTGCCTGAATTAGAATGTATGATAGTAGCATGGGATTTTAGTGAAACAATTCATAGTAGGTCTTACACTTACATTATGAAAAATGTTTATTCAAATCCAACTGCTGTATTAGACACCATTGTTCAAACACCAGAAATTATGGCAAGAGCAAAAACTGTAACAGAATCATATGATAAGTTTATAGAATATGCGAATCTGTATAATACCCAATCTGGCGAAAAATACACTAAAAAAGAATTAAAGAAGCTTCTATATTTAACTTTAATCAACATCAACATACTAGAAGGCATCAGATTTTATGTTTCATTCGCCTGTTCATTTGCGTTTGGTGAATTGAAGTTGATGGAAGGTAGTGCAAAGATTATTTCATTGATTGCTAGAGATGAAAACCTGCATTTAGCGATGTCGCAAAATATTATAAACAATTATCGTAACAAAGAGAACGACAAAGAGATGTTGAAGATTATAAAAGAATGTGAACAAGAAGTTTACGATATGTATAATGAAGCTGTAGAACAAGAAAAGACTTGGGTAACTTATTTGTTTTCTAAAGGTTCTATGATAGGTTTATCAGAAAAATTATTGCATAAGTATGTAGAATATATTGCTAACAAACGTATGAGAGCAATAGGATTAGAAATGAAATACGAACAATCAACAGCAACGAATCCCTTACCTTGGACAGACCATTGGTTAAGTAGTCGTGGATTACAGAACGCACCACAAGAAACTGAAATAGAAAGTTATGTGGTTGGTGGTATAAAACAAGACATAAAAAAGGATCAATTTAAAACTTTTAAACTATAATGAATGACACACCAGAACGTGGTCCAGATCACCAAAGTGTGGTAACTATTTCCTGCAAGAATTGTGATGTATCATATCACATTAAGTGGGATGGATTAGAAAATAAAGACGTAGAACCTACAACTTGTCCTTTCTGTGGTGCCGAGTCAGCAGTTGCTGATGATGAGGTTTATTTTGACAATGACGAAGACGAAGATAATTGGAATTGATTACAGTTTAAGTAGCCCAGCTATTTGTGTTTTTGAAGGCTTACCTACTTTTGATAATTGTAAGATATATTATTTAACAAATGTAAAGAAATATGAAGGTGATTTTTGTAATGGTAAAATAAATGGCAGACCACATCTACCCTATACCTCCCAGACTCAGCGACACGATCAGATTTCCGATTGGGCGATTAGTGTTGTTGGTAATACTGTTGATACTATTTTTATAGAAGGATATTCATTTGGCAGTAAAGGCTTAGTATTTAATCTTGCTGAAAATATGGGTGCGTTAAAGCACAAGTTATATAAACTCAACAAAAGTTTTGAAATGATTGTACCTGGACAAGTTAAGAAGAACGCTACAGGTAAAGGTAATGCAGACAAACTTAAAATGTATGAGCAGTTTGTACAAGATACAAGCATAGATTTAATGAAAGAATTTGACCAATCCAAGTTAAATAATCCAGTTACTGATATAGTAGATTCCTATTATGTTGCAAAAGCGGGTTATGTCCGACTCTGTGGAACCAAGACTTCTAAAAAATCACTAAAAATCACTAAAAAACGTCAAAAATCTGTCTAAAGTGCGACAGTTTGACACATATATACCCCAAAAACCTAGTAAAATCAACGTTTTTTAACGCTTTTTTATGCTTGACTTTTAGTTAAAAGTAGTGTAGCGTAGTAGTATAAATGATAAAAAACACTATGAAAAACACTATGAACAATCTAAAAGAAAAATCAATGAATACAATGAATCTAGTTTATGCAAGATTAATGAAAGATTCTGAATCAAAGTATGGCGATACATTTTATTCATATAATACAATCTATAGAAATATGCCTATAGACCTTGAAAATAAAGCAAAATTAGAATCTACATTTACAAAATTAAAAGAGTATTATGATAATAATACTAAAGACAAACCAGCAAACGATTTAAATTCATCTAAAGTAGAAATTATATTTGGAAAAGAATATTATGAAACTTTTGGTGATGTATATCCAGATGTTTGTAATGATGAAGATTGGAACAGTTTATATAACGATTATAGTCAACTATCTAACGGTAGAAAATACTTTAAAAAAGACTATAATCCACAACTAACAAAGGAGTACACTAATGAGTAAAGTGAAAAACATGGCTTGGGACCAAGCAATAGACTTTTTAGGTGACATAGAAAGTAAATTAAAAGAAGGCGAAATGACAAAAGAAACTGCCTTAACAAAAATGAAAAAGTTTGATGGCAATTTAGCTTTAGAAGGCATTGATGATGAATATGCCGCTGAAGAGTGGGTTGACCAAGTTATTACAGATAGACAAAACGAAGTACAAAAAATGAGAATGGAGGCAAAAATATAATGAGTAATTTAACAGATGTTTATTTTAACAAAGAAGATTTAGGTAAGAATCTTTACAGAAAAAAAACTTACTATACACTTTGCATTGAACAAGATGTATTAGCAAAAAATCAAGACGAAGCTGATACAAAATTTTCAGATGATGGAGGAATAGACCACAGTAAAATCACAAAAGATATTACAGACGCCAAAAACGGTGTTGAAACATATATGGTTGACGCCAATTATTCTGATTCTGCTAATACTGAATTTATCGGCAAAGTTATGTACGAAGATGATGAATATGCTAAAGAAGACGGAATGGTTGAAATCAATACTTATGCTTTAGAAGATGATCCAGTTGAAGAACCAAAATCAGACGCTGAAATAGAGTCAGATATTGATGTTGCAATCAATTTAGAAAATGAAAGTAAGTTGGGGAAATAATGATATTAGAACATAAAACGATGGAAGTACTGAATAAGGCAATTGATAAGTTAGATACAATTAATTATGATGTTGTTAGCGATACGGAATCAAAAGTAAGTGACGCTAAAGACGATTTAATAACTTTGAGAGATGAAATCCAAGCAGATGTTGATAAGTTTGAAGAATGGGCAAATGAGGAAATGAATTATGACAAAGAAAAAATTTAATAATGAAATAGAAGAAGATAAACTACAACAAGAAATTTGTAATGATTTCCACGAATGGACAATGGCACAAATGGTACAAAGTAAACCTGTATTAGTTTTAATGACTATATTAGGTCAAACATTAAAAATTATGAAAACTACAATGCCACCTGCTGAATATGAATCAATTATGGATGATGTTTATAATAGTAGAAATAGAGTAGAACCTTTTACGAAACCAACAATTAATTAATATGAAAACAAGAAATTATAAAAAATGAATAATACAATCAAAAATGTTTTTAATAAAATGGGAATTATTCCTAAAGAGATAATTAACACATCTAAAGACAAAGTATTTGATGTTTACTTAACAATAGAACAAATACTAAAAGCTAAAAGCTTCATAGATTTTGTACCGCAAGAGTATCAAAGAAAGTATATTGCTAAATTTAACAAGGATTTCCTTGATGGTATAGCGATAACTTTATTTTCTAGGAATTTAAATTTTGATATAACCCAAATGCACCTACGAATATTTCCAGACGGAAAACAAAAAGTACTGTATAGCGGTGAAAAAAGAAATTTTTATGCCGAAATACTTGATGGTTTACAAAGATTGTTTACCATTGTTGATTACTTTTTAAACTCGGGTTACAACCTTCCTAAGATTGTGACCTATGATACTGATGGTGCTGAAATTGACCTTACTGGTATGACTTTACCAGACGTAGAAACAACATATCCTACTTTCTATAAAAGTTTTTATAAAGAAAGATTATTAAGTTTCAAAACCTATGTGGGTATTACTAGTGAAGAAGCGACAACGCTTTTTAAAGACATTTTAAATTTTAATAATGAAATGTCTCCTCAAATGTTAAGAAATGCCACTACTTCCGAAGTTGCTACAACAATTAGATTAAGTGTTAGATTAA